CTTTTTTATACTAAGTTGGCATTATAAAAAAGCATTGCTTATCAATTTGTTGCAACGAACAGGTCACTATCAGTCAAAATAAAATCATTATTTGATTTCAATTTTGTCCCACTCCCTGCCTCTGTCATCACGATACTGTGATGCCATGGTGTCCGACTTATGCCCGAGAAGATGTTGAGCAAATTTATCGCTTATCTGCTTCTCATAGAGTCTTGCAGACAAACTGCGCAACTCGTGAAAGGTTGGCGGATCCCCTTCGAAGGAGAGACCTGATGCTTTTCGTGCGCGCATAAAATACCTTGATACTGTGCCGGATGAAAGCGGTTCACGACGAGTAGATGCAATTATGGTTTCTCCGCCAAGAATCTTTTTGCATTTATCAAGTGTTTCCTTCATTGATATCCCGAGAGCATCAACATGCAATGTTGTTGGGATGGCAATTTTTACGCCTGTTTTGCTTTGCTCGACATAAAGATATCCATCTACGATATCAGACCACTTCATTTCGCATAAATCACCAACTCGCTGCCCGGTAACAACAGCCAGTTCCATTGCAAGTCTAAGCCAACATGGTGATGATTCTGCTGCTTGATAAATTTTCAGGTATTCGTCAGCCGTAAGTCTTGATCTCCTTACCTCTGATTTTGCAGCGCGAGTGGCTGCGACCGGGTTTGTTGTTATATGGCCTTCAGCTATAGCCTCTCGGAATGCATCGCTCAGTGTTGATCTGATTAACTTGGCTGATGCCGCCTTGCCCTCGTCTATGTATCCATTGAGCATTGCCGCAATTTCTTTTGTGGTGATGTCTTCAAGTGGAGCATCAGGCAGACCCCTCCTTATTGCTTTAATTTTGCTCATGTAATTTATGAGTGTCTTCTGCTTGATTCCTCTGCTGGCCAGGATTTTTTCGTAGCGATCAAGCCATGAATGTAACGTAACGGAATTATCACTGTTGATTCTCGCTGTCAGAGGCTTGTGTTTGTGTCCTGAAAATAACTCAATGTTGGCCTGTATAGCTTCAGTGATTGCGATTCGCCTGTCTCGGCCTAATCCAAACTCTTTACCCGTCCTTGGGTCCCTGTAGCAGTAATATCCATTGTTTCTTATATAAAGGTTAGGGGGTAAATCCCGGCGCTCATGACTTCGCCTTCTTCCCATTTCTGATCCTCTTCAAAAGGCTACCTGTTACTGGTCGATTTAAGTCAACCTTTACCGCTGATTCGTGGAACAGATACTCTCTTCCATCCTTAACCGGAGGAGGGAATATCCTGCACTCGCGTACCCATCGACGAACTGTTTCAAGGCTTCTTGGGCGTCGCTGGCGTGCGTTCCACTCCTGAAGTGTCAAGTACATCGCAAAGTCTCCGCAATTACACGCAAGAAAAAACCGCCATCAGGCGGCTTGGTGTTCTTTCAGTTCTTCAATTCGAATATTGGTTACGTCTGCATGTGCTATCTGCGCCCATATCATCCAGTGGTCGTAGCAGTCGTTGATGTTCTCCGCTTCGATAACTCTGTTGAATGGCTCTCCATTCCATTCTCCTGTGACTCGGAAGTGCATTTATCATCTCCAAAAAACAAACCCCGCCGTAGCGAGTTCAGATAAAATAAATCCCCGCGAGTGCGAGGATTGTTATGTAATATTGGGTTTAATCATCTATATGTTTTGTACAGAGAGGGCAAGTATCGTTTCCACCGTACTCGTGATAATAATTTTGCACGGTATCAGTCATTTCTCGCACATTGCAGAATGGGGATTTGTCTTCATTAGACTTATAAACCTTCATGGAATATTTGTATGCCGACTCTATATCTATACCTTCATCTACATAAACACCTTCGTGATGTCTGCATGGAGACAAGACACCGGATCTGCACAACATTGATAACGCCCAATCTTTTTGCTCAGACTCTAACTCATTGATACTCATTTATAAACTCCTTGCAATGTATGTCGTTTCAGCTAAACGGTATCAGCAATGTTTATGTAAAGAAACAGTAAGATAATACTCAACCCGATGTTTGAGTACGGTCATCATCTGACACTACAGACTCTGGCATCTCTGTGAAGACGACGCGAAATTCAGCATTTTCACAAGCGTTATCTTTTACAAAACCGATCTCACTCTCCTTTGATGCGAATGCCAGCGTCAGACATCATATGCAGATACTCACCTGCATCCTGAACCCATTGACCTCCAACCCCGTAATAGCGATGCGTAATGATGTCGATAGTTACTAACGGGTCTTGTTCGATTAACTGCCGCAGAAACTCTTCCAGGTCACCAGTGCAGTGCTTGATAACAGGAGTCTTCCCAGGATGGCGAACAACAAGAAACTGGTTTCCGTCTTCACGGACTTCGTTGCTTTCCAGTTTAGCAATACGCTTACTCCCATCCGAGATAACACCTTCGTAATACTCACGCTGCTCGTTGAGTTTTGATTTTGCTGTTTCAAGCTCAACACGCAGTTTCCCTACTGTTAGCGCAATATCCTCGTTCTCCTGGTCGCGGCGTTTGATGTATTGCTGGTTTCTTTCCAGCTCATCCAGCAGCGCCAAGACGGTAGCTGGATTGGCTGCGGCGATGAATTCAGCATTGGCCTGCTGTTCCATTTGGAAATCTTCATCGAAACCGCTTTCAGGATGCGCTCCTTCAATTCTGCAAATGGGAAGATATCCAACAACTTCACGATGAATTAGCGCATCATCACCATCAAATCGGCTCTCTCCATATTCGAGCGACCACTCACCACACGTTGCTTTCTCTGCCTTTTCACGCAGTGCCTGATAGTCAATTGTCATTCTCGCCATCCTTCACAGTTGTAATCACTACAGCCTTCAAAATCATATGGGTTGTACTGCCAGGTGATTTTTCCGCAATGCGGACAATTCCAACGCACCTTCCCGCTTCGCGACTTCTTTCTTCTGTTCTGCTTTTTCAACCAGTCAGGCATGACCAAACCTGCGCCCTGAACCATTGTTCTGCGGTTAAAGTTATTGATATTGAACGTCAGGCGCTTTGCTGAATCAGCAATGGAAAATGGCAACCAAACTATTCCTGGTTCGTTTTTGTTGGCGACGCTAAAGATGGTCGCTTTACTGAAGTCATCTGTTGGCAATCCACCGTGTTGAAGCCAGTAAACATCGTTGCCGTTCCAGCTACCTTTTTTGTAGGCCACATACGCAGTGCAATCTGGCTCAATCAGGTTTTCTGTAGGGATGTACTGGCAATCAACGTGCCACACAGCCATTGCATCCACGCTATCAGCGCAAACAGGCTGATCGATATCTCGACCACAATTCCAGGCTTTTTGGGCTTCTTCCAGCGTGTAAACATGAGCGCGATCGATATTAGAACTGTAACCATTGCCGTTATGGCAATGGAATGAAGCGTTATTACCCACAGTTTCACGCAAGCACATCATGTAAAAGCGGTTATTCACTGGCTGCCTCCTTTGCGCCACATCGCATTCAGATATTTGTTTTGATTCACTGAAGGAAAAGAATTTCTTTTAAGCAATTCCTCTCTCGATGGCATTGGCTTTACGCGCTGGCGAATAATCATTTCTGCCGGAAGAATGCCGGGATTGTATGCAAGTCCTCTCATGATTTACTCTCCACGAACTGGTCAATAGCCATGCTAAGTGACACACCTAAAGTCTCGATATGCTGCTGAATATCCTGTAGCGTATGCGCCTGAGATAACAGGATTTCACGGTTGCATAACTCTTTAACCAGATGCTCAAACTTGCTGTAATAACCGATACGACTTAGTGTTTCTTTGCCTGCATTCTCGCCTTCTTTGATAATTCCTCTTTCGCTAAGAATCAGATCGTGTTTTGTTCCAGTAATAACGTATTTGCCGAGGTCGATGTTTAGCTTCATTGTTAATTACTCCATGTTAATTTATTCGTATGCCTGCTCTTTCTTCATCGAGTTTTTTTAGCTTGTATCGCATAGCTCTTACTGAATAAATTGAGCGGCAGGTTGCAATTGCTATTTCTTCTGCGGAGAACTTACCGAAAAGTGATACTTCGGCTCTTGTCCATCGTCTTCCACGAAGTCGGCTAACAATGTCAGCGCCAATCCTTGTTGCTTTTGCCATTACTGCTTTTTCAGTCCTTTCCAGTTTTTCAGCGATAACTTCAACTGGCATTGTCGCCGCTACTTCGCGCAAGAAATCGACTTCCCATTTCTCCCATGGAGTCTTTTTCATAGTCGATACCGTTATTTGATAAGAAGTGAAGGTTTCCCAACTTTGAGTTGAGCGCCGGGGATATTTATTCCTGCTTTTAGTTGGTGCTTGATTGCCAACTTGTCGGCTTTAATTGTCGTTTCGAACTCAACGTATTCAGGAGGAAGGGCGCTTGAGTCGATGATTTCTACAATTTCTGACGGTTTGCGGATTGTTACCTGGTGAATACCTGCTCGAATATTTTTCTTGCCAACCATTTCAAGCGATGACGCTATATATGATTTGATGCTGTCAATCTTATTTTGAATTACTGCGGCTCGCTCATTCAGTGACTTTGCCTCTTCCTTGAGGCGTTCAGCATAACCAGATTCATTTTTAATGACGGAAAGAAGTTGCTCTATTTTATCGGTAAATTCTCCTTCCATGCCTTCTATTGTGTCAGCAATCATCTCTGGTTCTAAATCTGAATCCATCAATTTTGCGTATTCATTGGCAATTTCATACAGTTTGCTCACTGGCAACCTCCAGTTTCGCTTTGCATTCTATGTAAATGGCTTGTACGTTCTGCTGCAATTCCATTCCAGATGTCAGGCGATATGCTTCTGCAAAATATCGCTTCAAATCATCCATGTTTTCTGCCTGAGCCATTTCATCGCAAAGAAGTTGTACTTTATCCATTATTTCCTGCTGGCGTTTCCGTTCATCTTCGCGGATATCTTCCTCTGATTTGTGCGGCATAACTGGTTCAGTCCACACACCTTCTTCTTCGTTTAGTACGTGAATAGCACTATCAAGACGTGATGCCTTAGGCCAATACTTGCTTGCACGCTTTACGACCGTCTTTCGCGCCATCTCATTCCAGTGATTTACCCATGGTCCTTTATCGCTGAATGCTGCCTTGCTTGTTTTCCTTACAGCCTCAATTTCAGCCAGACTCATCTCTTCCGTTAGATAATCACCTGCCGGCGTCTTAACTGTGCAGTAAACGCCAACGATATCACCACGATCACCGAAGGCGTTGTATTTATGGGTTGGTGCTTTATCAAGCCCGTTTGACTCATAGGTATCGTTAGCATGAACAAGTTTTGCCTGACCCCATGAGATAACACCAGACTCCATTGCAATATGGAGCAATCCCATATAGCTGATATCAAGGCAAACCATGCCGTCGCGAGGAACCAGATAAGCCAGTTTGCTGGCAGGGTTTAAGGTGATGCCGATCGCCGCAACATTGATGATGGCGTTCTGTGCGCTGGTTGGATTTGCCAGTGCCGTTTTAGCCAGGTAATCATTTTTCTGGAAATACTGAATTGCAAACTGGCTTTCCTTAGCCCATGTCACCGTCTGTTCAGTCAATGCTCCGCAGAATAACTGCTCTTGCTGTTTAACGAATTCAACGATATTGCTCATGCAGCTTCTCCAAAAATGTGTCTGCGTTTGAATATTGCGAAGGCATATTCAGCCTTAACTCTTTCGGTTATTGCATCCCAGAACCATTCAGCGGCTTTTTCCTGATAGTTACAGTCATCATCTTCCAGCCAGTCGATAGCGTCCTTAGTGTGTTCATCTGGTTTATATGAGCGAAGCATTTCGCTTATTGGGTCGCAACGTTTGCAGAGACGATCAACTTCACTGTTGATTCGTTCGTAATCTTCATCGGTAAAACTTGCGATGATTTGCGATATTTCACGCTTATCATTCAGAGTCAGAATCATCATCTTTCTCCTGTTCTTTGTGCTGATTGAGCATTTTGTTCATCTGACGAATGAATTCTTCGTCTGACCAGTTATCTGTAAAACTCATTTCCTGCGATACCACGGAAGGTTGATAGCTGATTTCATCGCTTTATTTGCTTCAAGCCACATTTTTGAATCACCAATAAATCGGGCTATTACTGCTTTGTTTTGTGCTGCACGAAGCACCTGGTGATTGATGGCTATTTCATTGCGCATAACGCCTCCAGTTGTTTCTTTGCTGCTCTGATTAATTGTTTAACTCGGCGTGATAATTCAGATTCGTGCGGGTAGAAAGCGGACATGACGCCGCTACCCGCGAACTGAAAGTGCATCATGGGTAACTCCTTATATTTGATTGCATAACGAAAACGCCTCGAGTGAAGCGTTATTGGTATGCATATAAAAAGGCCCTCACACTGGAGGGCAAAGAAGATTTCAAATAATCAGAACAAGTCGGCTCCTGTTTAGTTACGAGCGACATTGCTCCGTGTATTCACTCGTTGGAATGAATACACAGTGCTTATTTGCGAGCTTTGAGCATGGCATCAGCAATAAAGTAGGCATCATCTGCTAATTCTTTGTACTGTGGTGAATTCTGTCCACCGCCAAAGGAATGTCCGTCCCATCTGCGCACTATTGCTGCCATAGCCTTAGCAGCGAAGTAATCACGTAATGTCGCATCACTTGCCATTTCTGGGCGTTTGATATCTGCTTCATAAAACTCGCACATCACTCACCTCCAAGAGCATTTGCAGCCTCTTTTGCTTTGTGAATCCATGGCAGAGCCATGTAGTACACAGCCTTTTCATCAGCGCCGGTGATATCATGCTCTGCCACCCATTTCGTAAATTCAACTGCGTTCATATTCACCTCTATGCTTGCTGCCAAAACAATGAACCATCCGGAAATTCCAGATAGTTCATAATTCACTCTTCAATACTTCCAACTTACTAATCGCCGATAGATATCCGCGCTGATAGGGCATCATCATTCCTTCGAGCTTGCCACTTCTTAACTCCTCCCTGAGCAATTGTATTGCTTGATCAATAACCTCTGCCTTAGCGTCCTTTATGGCTTGCTTGCGGGGCTTTGCTTTCTGCTTTGGCAGATTTCTCAAGCATGATGGAATGTATGTCTGATTCATCACTTACCTCGCTGTCAGTTGTTTGGATTTCCGGTAGCCTGCTGCGTAAAGAGCTACGTTTGGCAGGCACACAGCACCACCTTCAACTTCCTTCTAACGCGTTCCTGCAAGCGAAATGGCTCTTGAAACACGTTTACTGGCTCCGTCCATGATTTTCATGAAAGCCATATAGTGCATTGGCTTCTTTCCTTGCTTGTTTGGCATCATCTAAAAGTTTGAATGAGCCTAGGTATTTTCGTTTTCCATCCACAGTTATCGATGCAACATAAAACCCATGCTCTTTTCTTGCTTCAACACCTGTAACTCCAGTTGATGAAGATGATTTTAAAGGCATGTTTTTCATATTCTCTTTGAAAGAAACGCTTCTTAAATTGGAGATTCTGTTGTCATCCTTAACGCCGTTTATGTGATCAATCACATCAGGCCAGTAGCCATGCACGTAAAGCCATGCAAGTCTGTGAGACTTAAATTTTTTACCTCCAATATTTATTCTCAGATAACCCTTGTTGTCAGGTGAGCCAGCCTTTTTACCTGGATACTTCTTGTTCCACGTCAAGGCAGCTCTGTTATCCGCAAACAAATGCTTTGCTCTCGGCTTCCAATAAAAGTCACCACTCACAGGATTGTAATGAAGAATCTCCCTTACAGACGCTTGAGTAAGATCCACTTAAACCTCCTAACAAAAACACTTCAATAACCCTCCGGTTATGGAAATGTTCTTTTGTAGTGAGCAGCATTGCCGTTCATCCTGAACCCGCCGCGCTCCCGACGCATGGTTTAATGTCGCGCCGTTCGACATGGCTTAACTATATCCAAAGCTATTATTTCTGTAAATAGCTATAGTTATAAAATAACTACTTTGGTTATTTAGTTGTTGATATCTAATGTAATTTATTTTTCTTGAGTGTGATGTTTGGTGTGTTTTGGGCAATAAAAAACCCGCAAAAAGCGGGTTTGTTGTGGTGTGATGAGGTTAGTAATCAACTACAGACCACCAGAAAATTCTTCCGATGATCTCAATGTCACTTAGATTCTTTTCTTCTTGTGGGTATTCCAGTGAGTTAAAGCTTCTAATGCTTACCTTGTCAGGCCCTGTTCGAAAGAGAATCTTAATGCGTTTCCAACCGTTCTCGTTAATGGCGTAAATCTTTCCGTCAACTATTTTCTTATCGTTGGTGTTAACAGCAACTGTTGTTCCATCAGGAATGTTTGGCTCCATGCTGTTGCCACGAGCCGGAAAACAAACAACCCCGCTTCCATCACTGTTCGCGCCAACTCTGCGAAGGGTTGATTTGGAAAAGCGCAACATAAAGCCGTTGTGATCTTCATCAATCACCCGACCATCCCCGCATGCAAACTCAATATCTTTAAGGTAAGGAATTTCAACTTCATCACCTCTTAAAGGCGTTCCTCCATCCCATGGGTCCAAACACCCCCACGTGCTTTCATGAGGAATAGAAGATTTTGGATCATAAGGTTCAACTCCCTCATCACGCATTGGCCCAGTTCCATCGGAAAGCCATTCCGTACGAACTCCAAGCACTTTTGATATTTCAAAAAGTTTGCGCGTATTGCGTGTTTTTCCAGACGTAAGTTTCCAGACGCTTGGCTGAGACATGCCAACAGCATTGCCAAGAGAAGCCTGAGTAAACCCAGCCTGATCCATCGCGTATGTAAGCCTTTGAGAAAAAGTATCTAGTTTCATTCGGACAACCTATAGCTACAGCTATTATTAGTCAAATATCTAAAGCTATTTACTTTCTGAATAGCTTTGGCTATTATTCTTGTTGTGAATTCAGTAGGAGTTATTTTTATGGTCAACAAGGCTATTAAAGCGGCTATTGACTCAGTAGGAAGTCAGCAAAAGTTAGCTGATGCCTGCGGTGTTAAGCAGCCGTCTGTATGGGCTTGGTTGCATGGGAAGAAAAGGGTATCCGCTAAAAATGCCAAGCGCATTGAAATGGCTACCAATGGAAGCATCCCTGCATACCTGATTCGCCCTGATTTATCCGATTTGTTCCCCAATCCGAACAAAGCAGCTTAATAAAGCAAATTTTTATACCGAACGGCCCGGTATACGGTCGGGTGCCCGGCGTGGTCAAGGATGACTGTCAATGGTGCACGATAAAAACCCAAATTATTTACCTATGGAGATAGTAAGAAATGACACAAACAAGTTACAGCAAGCCAACACAGCGAGAAATTGATCGCGCTGAAACTGATTTACTCATCAACCTGTCAACGCTTACCCAGCGCGGTCTGGCAAAGATGATTGGCTGTCATGAATCGAAGATAAGCAGAACGGACTGGAGATTTATTGCTTCGGTCTTGTGTGCTTTCGGAATGGCATCAGACATCAGTCCGATTAGCAGGGCTTTTAAGTATGCGCTTGATGAAATCACAAAGAAAAAATCCCCGGCCGCCACCGAGGATTTTAAGCAAATTGATATGCAATTCTGAGGGAATTACTGGATCAATCCACAGGAGTCATTATGACAAAACAACTCAGTCCTTACCAGGACAAAATTCACAAACACATACTACGTGATCGCTTCCTGTCCAGCTTCAAGCAGCCTGGTCGATTCCGGGCTGAGTTGGAAAAAGTGAAGCTGATGCAGAAGGAGAAAGGTCATGAGTAACATATCTAATCTAGCCGAAGCCAGAGAGGCCAGAAGGCTACAACAACCGCATCAAAGCAGCGGTAAGGGGTATGCCTTGCTGCACCGTAAAATTATGGATGTGCCGTTTTACAAGGACGCAGAAGCAGCGCATCTGTGGGTTCACTTAATCCTCAAAGCAAAGCATACGCCTGAGTATGTAATGACTGACGCAGGAGAAATTCTGGTAGGCAGAGGGAAGCTACTTGGCGGTAGAAACTCTCTGGCGTTTGAAACAGGACTCAAACCAGATCGCGTTCAGTACCTGCTTAGAAAGTTCAAAAAACTCGGCATGATTGACTGGGTTTCACACGGTAAATTCTCAGTTTTCTCGGTAGAGAAATATGACGATTATCAGTCAAATTTTGTACCAGCAGATTACCAGCAAATTACCACCTCAAAGCCAGCAATACCAATGCCTGCAAGCAATACTGTACCAGCAGATTACCAGCAAATTACCACAGATAAAGAATATAATAATATTATCTCTAATACTGACGTATTAGAGAGTACCGCAGCAGACAAAAAGTCTGACAAGAAAAAACCTTCCGTTAGCTGTCAGGATGTTGTCGATGCTTACCACGAAATCCTTCCTGAAGCGCCAAGAATCCGCGCACTGAATGACAAGCGTAAAAACCAGATCCGAACGTTCTGGCGCAAAGCCGGAGTGATAACCCGCCAGCTTGACGGGCATGGGTTCACGATGCAGGACTGGAGAAATTATTTGAGCTACGTAGGCGAAAATTGCCGATGGATGTTCGAAGAGCGCCCAAACCATCAGCGCGGAACCGTCTGGCACAAAAAGGGATTTGATTTCCTGCTTAACGACAATACCTACCTGAAAGTTCGTGAGGGTGAACACGATGACCGATAATTTTTATGCGCCGCCCCATAGCATCGAGGCAGAGCAGGCGGTGATTGGTGGATTGCTTCTGGATGATGACAGCAGTGAGCGCGTCCAGAAAGCTCTGGCGATGCTGAAGCCTGATTCATTTTACAGCCGACCACACAAAATCCTTTTCGAAGAAATAACCAGAATGCACCGGGAGCAAAAGCCAGTAGATGGCCTGACGCTTTTCGATGAACTGGAGCGTAAATCGTTAACTGCGTCTGTTGGCGGTTTTGCTTATATCGCTGAGATCGCAAAGAACACGCCAAGCGCAGCAAACATCGTTGCCTATGCAATGCAGGTTCGTGAAACCGCAATGGAACGCTACGCCATCAACCGCATGACTGAAGCGACGGAATTGCTCTATTCCCGCAACGGAATGACTGCAACGCAGAAGTACGAAGCTATTCAGGCGATTTTCACGCAACTGACAGACCATGCAAAAACCGGATCGCGTCGCGGCCTTCGCTCATTTGGTGAGGTCATGGAAGACTGGGTTAGCGACCTTGAGAAGCGATTTGACCCGTCAGGCGAACAACGAGGAATGAGCACAGGGATCCCATCGCTGGACAGGATGCTGTCACCGAAAGGTCTGGTGAAAGGCTCTCTGTTTGTCATTGGCGCTCGCCCTAAGATGGGGAAAACGACGCTATACAGCCAGATGGCAATCAACTGCGCAGTGCATGAGAAAAAGCCCGCTCTGATGTTCAGCCTTGAAATGCCCGGTGACCAGATACTGGAAAAACTGGTAGGACAGAAGTCAGGTGTTAACCCGAATATTTTTTACCTTCCGGCGACAAATGACGCTGATGACGGCTATCAGGGTGATTACGATGGTGACTTCAACAGGGCGATCGAAACAGCTAATCGCTTGAGTGAAATCGACATGCTTTACATCGACGACACGCCGGGATTATCTCTGGCTCAAATCGTCAGCGAAAGCCGTCGAATCAAGCGAGAAAAAGGATGTGTTGGCATGATTCTGGTCGATTACCTGACACTAATGACCGCTGAGAAGGCCGATCGCAACGACCTTGCTTACGGCATGATCACCAAAGGACTGAAGAACCTTGCCAAAGAGCTTGATTGCGTTGTTGTGCTTCTGACGCAGCTTAACCGCGCACTGGAAAGCAGAACCAATAAACGCCCATTACCAAGTGACTCACGAGATACAGGGCAGATTGAACAGGATTGCGATTATTGGGTCGGGATCCATCGTGAAGGCGCTTTTGATGACAGTGTTCCACCTGGTGAAACTGAACTAATCCTTCGTCTCAATCGTCATGGCAATACCGGCACGGTGTATTGCATTCAGGCAAATGGCGCTATTTATGACACAGACCAACAGTCTGCTGAAATGCGCCGACGTGAACGCGAGGAACCGCAGTCCAAGAAGAAAGGAGGATTCTGATGACCATCTACATCACTGAGCTAATAACAGGCCTGCTGGTAATCGCAGGCCTTTTTATTTGGGGGAGAGGGAAGTCATGAAAAAACTAACCTTTGAAATTCGATCTCCAGCACATCAGCAAAACGCTATTCACGCAGTACAGCAAATTCTTCCAGACCCAACCAAACCAATCGTAGTGATCATTCAGGAGCGCAACCGCAGCTTAGACCAGAATCGGAAGCTTTGGGCTTGCCTTGGTGACGTCTCTCGTCAGGTTGAATGGCATGGTCGCTGGCTGGATGCAGAAAGCTGGAAGTGTGTGTTTACCGCAGCATTAAAGCAGCAGGACGTTGTTCCTAACCTTGCCGGGAATGGCTTTGTGGTAATAGGCCAGTCAACCAGCAGGATGCGTGTAAGCGAATTTGCGGAGCTATTAGAGCTTATACAGGCATTCGGTACAGAGCGTGGCGTTAAGTGGTCAGACGAAGCGCGACTGGCTCTGGAGTGGAAAGCAAGATGGGGAGACAGGGCGGCATGAGACGACAGCGACGAAGTATCACCGACATCATCTGCGAAAACTGCAAATACCTTCCAACGAAGCGCTCCAGAAATAAACGCAAGCCAATCCCAAAAGAATCTGACGTAAAAACCTTCAACTACACGGCTCACCTGTGGGATATCCGGTGGCTTAGAGAACGTGCGAGGAAAACAAGGTGATTGACCAAAATCGAAGTTACGAACAAGGAAGTGTCGAGCGAGCTTTAACGTGCGCTAACTGCGGTCAGAAGCTGCATGTGCTGGAAGTTCACGTGTGTGAGCACTGCTGCGCAGAACTGATGAGCGATCCGAATAGCTCAATGTACGAGGAAGAAGATGATGGCTAAACCAGCGCGAAGACGATGTAACCGTAAAAGAGAAGATTTAACTGTTAAAAGGATATTTGAGTTACTAAGTTTCGATAAATCTACCGGGGTATTTAGATGGAAAGTTCCCACTCAGGGAAGGATAGCATTAAATAGTGTTGCTGGAACTTTTGATTCCAACGGTTATTCAATGATCATGATAGATGGGCGTAGATATAAAACTCACGTCTTAGTTTTTTACATAACTCATAATCGTTGGCCTGCTGGTCAAATTGACCACGTTAATGGAATTAGGACCGACAATAGGCCAGAAAATTTAAGAGAATGCCTGCCAATAGAAAATTCAAGAAATATAAGGATCCGAAAGAATAGCAAATCAGGTTGCAGAGGAGTTACTTGGCACAAACGACAGAAAAAATGGAATGTTAGGCTAGGTTTCCATGGCAAGAGTAAACACTTCGGATGCTTTGATGATCTGGAGTTAGCGGTACTAGTTGCTGAAGAAGCCCGAGATAAGTATTACGGTGATTTTTCCGGCAACGAAAGGAGCACTTATGCGAATCTATCGAAGGAAATGTAAATGTTGCAATGAATGGTTTATACCAAAATATCAAAATCAATATTGGTGTAATGAGATTTGTGGAACCAAGATAGCACTCGAACGACGAAGTAAAGAACGCGAAAAAGCGGAAAAAGCAGCAGAGAAGAAACGACGACGAGAGGAGCAGAAACAGAAAGATAAACTTAAGATTCGAAAACTCGCCTTAAAGCCCCGCAGTTACTGGATTAAACAAGCCCAACAAGCCGTAAACGCCTTCATCAGAGAAAGAGACCGCGACTTACCATGTATTTCATGCGGAACGATCACGTCTGCTCAGTGGGATGCCGGACATTACCGGACAACTGCTGCGGCACCTCAACTCCGATTTGATGAACGCAATATTCACAAGCAATGCGTGGTGTGCAACCAGCACAAAAGCGGAAATCTCGTTCCGTATCGCGTCGAACTGATTAATCGCATCGGGCAGGAAGCAGTAGACGAAATCGAATCAAACCATAACCGCCATCGCTGGACTGTCGAAGAGTGCAAGGCGATCAAGGCAGAGTACCAACAGAAACTCAAAGACCTGCGAAATAGCAGAAGTGAGGCCGCATGACGTTCTCAGTAAAAACCATTCCAGACATGCTCGTTGAAGCATACGGAAACCAGACAGAAGTAGCACGCAGACTGAAATGTAGTCGCGGTACGGTCAGAAAATACGTTGATGATAAAGACGGGAAAATGCACGCCATCGTCAACGACGTTCTCATGGTTCATCGCGGATGGAGTGAAAGAGATGCGCTATTACGAAAAAATTGATGGCAGCAAATACCGAAATATTTGGGTAGTTGGCGATCTGCACGGATGCTACACGAACCTGATGAAAAAACTGGAGACGATAGGATTCGACACCAAAAAAGACCTGCTTATCTCGGTTGGCGATTTGGTCGATCGCGGTACAGAGAACGTCGAATGCCTGGAATTAATCACATTCCCCTGGTTCAGAGCTGTACGTGGAAACCATGAGCAAATGATGATTGATGGCTTATCAGAGCGCGGAAACGTCAATCACTGGATGCTTAATGGCGGTGGCTGGTTCTTTAATCTCGATTACGACAAAGAAATTCTGGCCAAAGCTCTTGCCCATAAAGCAGATGAACTTCCGTTAATCATCGAACTGGTGAGTAAAGGTAAAAAATATGTCATCTGCCACGCCGATTATCCTTGTGACGAATACGAGTTTGGAAAGCCAGTTGATCATCAGCAGGTAATCTGGAACCGCGAACGAATCAGCAACTCACAAGACGGGATCGTGAAAGAAATCAAAGGAGCGGACACGTTCATCTTTGGTCATACGCCAGCAGTGAAACCACTCAAGTTTGCCAACCAGATGTATATCGATACCGGCGCAGTGTTCTGCGGAAACCTCACATTGATTCAGGTACAGGGAGAAGGCGCGTGGGCATAAGAGAACTAAACCTCACCAAAGAACAGCATGAGTGGCTGAATGGCTGGCTTGAACTGTGGGGCGCATGGGTTTATTCAGGTCGTCTGGAAAAGCGCATGAGCAGCGTAATAGCGAAGTTCATGGAGAGCGTAGAGCCGGGAAGAGTTATGACAAGGCCAATGTGTAATGATGATGATGGAATGTTGATTTCTCAGGTCGTCGATTCCGTCATGTACATTGACAAGAAAGCCTTTGGCATCCTCCTCAGCTACTACGCTCATGGTTCATCTAAGCGAGCAATTGCATCCTACTATCACGCGACTGCAAAGCCACGCAAGATGTGTGGACGTGGTGGCGAGGGATGGAGAAAACCTTCACTGGCAACCTGTAGAAACGAAATTGACGACATCCTGAAAGCGTCGTTATTTGTTTTGTACCAGCCAATGCAAAATGCTTTCAAAATGCGTAAACGTGTTGAGAAAGTTAAGCATGTTGCTGTTAAAAGCCTTGACATGCAATTATCCATTTAGCCATAATTAGAAGGTAAGCTGCCGTTAGTGACTCTTAAGTTGCAACGGTGGCTTTTTTTGTTTGCACAACAGGTAAGAGCATTGAACCCGCAGACCTCGCGGAATTGGTGAAAGGTGCCGCGCAGTGCTCTTATCGTTGTGGTGAAGCTCAATGGCGAGCTAGCAGATAGGCGACAGTGAAAATACTAGTCATGTAGCTGACCGCCGCGCGTACTGCAATCGGCAGCGCACCGATGGAAGCCTGTTCGATTCCGGCCGCCACAACCCAAACTGAGCCGTAGCCACTGGCTATCCTGAATTCATCAGTGATAGTTACGCTGCGGCCTTCTACACATGACCTTCGTGAAAGCGGTGGCAGGAGGTTGCGCTAACAACCTCCTGCCGTTTTGCCCGTGCATATCGGTCACGAACAAATCTGATTACTAAACACAGTAGCCTGGATTTGTTCTATCAGTAATCGACCTTATTCCTAATTAAATAGAGCAAATCCCCTTATTGGGGGTAAGACATGAAGATGCCAGAAAAACATGACCTGTTAGCTGCCATTCTCGCGGCAAAGGAACAAGGCATCGGGGCAATCCTTGCGTTTGCAATGGCGTACCTTCGCGGCAGATATAATGGCGGTGCGTTTACAAAAACAGTAATCGACGCAACGATGTGCGCCATTATCGCCTGGTTCATTCGTGACCTTCTCGACCTCGCCGGACTAAGTAGCAATCTCGCTTATATAACGAGCGTGTTCATCGGCTACATCGGTACTGACTCGATTGGTTCGCTTATCAAACGCTTCGCTGCTAAAAAAGCCGGAGTAGAAGATGGTGGAAATCAATAATCAACGTAAGGCGTTCCTCGATATGCTGGCGTGGTCGGAGGGAACTGATAACGGACGTCAGAAAACCAGAAATCATGGTTATGACGTCATTGTAGGCGGAGAGCTATTCACTGATTACTCCGATCACCCTCGCAAACTTGTCACGCTAAACCCAAAACTCAAATCAACAGCAGCAGGACGTTACCAGCTTCTTTCCCGTTGGTGGGATGCCTATCGTAAGCAGCTTGGCCTGAAAGACTTCTCTCCGAAAAGCCAGGACGCTGTGGCACTGCAACAGATTAAAGAGCGTGGCGCTTTGCCGATGATTGATCGCGGTGATATCCGTCAGGCAATCGACCGTTGCAGCAATATCTGGGCTTCACTGCCGGGGGCTGGTTATGGCCAGTTCGAGCATAAGGCTGACAGCCTGATTGCAAAATTCAAAGAGGCTGGCGGAACGGTCAGAGAGATTGATGTATGAGCAGAGTCACCGCGATTATCTCCGCTCTGGTTATTTGCATCATCGTCTGCCTGTCATGGGCTGTTAATCATTACCGTGATAACGCCATTACCTACAAAGAGCAGCGCGATAAAAAAGTCAGTGAGCTGAAGCTGGCGAACGCCACCATTACTGACATGCAACAGCGCCAGCGTGATGCTGATGCACTCGATGCTAAATACACGAAGGAGTTAGCTGATGCGAAAGCTGAAAATGATGCTCTTCGGCGCAAGCTTGATAATGGTGGCAGGGTGCTCGTCAAAGGAAAATGCCCTATGCCATCCTCAGCCGAAACCTCCAGCGCCTCCGGCATGGGCAATGATGCCACCGTCGAACTCTCTCCAGTTGCTGGACGAAACGTTCTCGGTATCCGGGACGGAATCATCAGCGACCAAACAGCACTGAGAACGCTTCAGGAATACATCAGGACGCAATGCCTTCGGTGATAGCGATAATTTTACTCATCATCCTTCACATCTGGCTCTGTAGACAGGGTGATGATCACTTCTGGAGTGAATCCAGATTAAACATCTCATTGCTGATGCTTGATATTGAGCATCTGGCGCGCAGTAAGGGGCTGCGTTGAGATAAGAGCCAGTCATTACAAACACCAGGATTTAGCCTCGCATTCGCGGGGTTTTTTATTCCCAACTCCATAGGTAATTTTATGACCCAGCATATTGGCGTAAAACTGATTAACGCCTTTCCGATGACGAGACAGGCATATAACGATTTTCGTGGCTGGCAGCTTCCTGCCGGAGAAAACGGCGAGGACGAAGGCTATCTGGTTGAATATCTGGATGGCGGAAAACCTAACACCGATCGCTTTGATGGCTACGTTAGCTGGAGTCCAAAAGAAGTATTCGAAAAGGCTTATCGTCCGGTATCAGGACTAAGTTTCGGCCTTGCCATGGAAGCGTTAAAACAGGGCAAAAGTTTGCAGCGGGCAGGATGGAATGGGAAAGACCAGTTTGTTTATCTCGTGAAAGGGGAAAAATTAGCGTCTGCGTTGGGTTATGGCTTTGGCGAATATGTTGGCGAGCCAACTTTCAATGACACGCTTGTATTGAAAAACTCACAGAACCGCCTTGCTACATGGGTTCCATCCATTGGCGACCTGATGGCTGAAGACTGGCAAATCATTTAACCATGTAGGCATTACAAAGCCTATCTACGGGTGGGCTTGATAATGAAACCGGAATTTATTCTGGGTAACCAGTTACGGCAGTACAGCGAAACAACCCAAGCCAGTAAGTGGGGAAATAACACTGGCAGCCACTGAAAGATGAACCTCCAGCCTTATGGCAAAAAAGATTCTTTGTGGTGGCGGACTGATGGAAAGACATCGGATAGAATCAAGCAGTGGCTAGGGTAGCTCCCGAAAAGCGGAATCGTCACCGCCAGCCACTGAATCTATGACGAACAACTAGACGAGGTTGATATGAGTGAAATTGATAAAATAATAAATGGTACATGTAACTTTCAATCAATGCCGCCAGGTAGTTATGTAAAACAATGTAGTGAAATAGTTAATGGTCAGCTTGTAATGTCAAATGCAGGACGCGGAGTTTCTGCGGATGAAAAAAAATCAATAAATGAAGCCCTGTTAAGCATCAATGTTTTTGACTTGTTTCGCCCATCTTGGGTTATCTTGCAAAATAGTAACCAATTCCCACATTATTGATAATTAATTATTAAATTGGTCGCTAAGTCGGCCTTTTTTATTGCCATCACAAAAGCCATTACCTACAGAGTGGCTTTGATAATGGCTTATACCCTACACGGGATAACTTAACTGATATCCCTTTTAACGGATAAACGGAGCCAACAATGGCAGAGATTATTCCCATGACTGAAGAACAGAAATTCCAGTTAGAGATATATAAACTGGTCATGAACCAGAACGCAGCCGCAGAGGAAGCATTTCAATTCATTGGCACTGACGAGCTGAAGCTTGAGCTATTCAAAATTCACTTCCAGTCAGGCGGCGCTAATTCGGATATCACGACCCGCACTATCGAAGCGGTGCGTAAATCGAAGGAAGCGTTAGACCTGTTCACTACCGGAGCATAAACATGGCAACTCAAGGTTTCGACAACCCATCCAAATTCCGCGATGAATGGGATAAGCAAGCAGAAGGGAAATAATCAATATGGCAGCACCAAAGGGCAACCGATTTTGGGAGGCCCGCAGTAGTCATGGGCGAAACCCTAAATTCGAATCGCCTGAGGCGCTGTGGGCTGCTTGTTGTGAATACTTCGAGTGGGCTGATGATAACCCGCTATGGGAGGGTAAGGTATTTTCATATCAGGGAGAAATAATTAAGGCTAATGTCCCTAAGATGCGAGCCATGACTATTTCAGGATTGTGTACCTTCCTTGATATCACCAGGCAAACATGGGGAACCTTCCGGTCAATGGAAGGTTTTTCTGACGTCACATCACGAGCGGAAGACATCATCTACGACCAGAAATTCTCTGGCGCAGCCGCTGACCTTCTCAACGCTAACATCATCGCCCGTGATTTGGGCCTCAAAGAGCAGTCGCAAGTTGAAGACGTGACACCTGATAAGGGAGATCGCGATAAGCGGCGCTCTCGTATCAAGGAGCTATTCAACCGTGGAACTGGACGCGATTCTTGATAACCTGAGCGACGAAGAGCAAATCGAGTTGCTCGAGCTACTCGAAGAAGAAGAGAACTACCGGAACACACACCTGCTATATGAATTTACGCCATACAGCAAACAGCGTGAGTTCATCGATGCCGGGCATGACTATCCAGAGCGCTGTTTTATGGCTGGTAACCAGCTTGGTAAGTCATTTACTGGGGCTGCTGAAGTCGCGTTTCACCTTACAGGGCGTTATCCGGGCACAAAAGGCTATCCTGCTGATGGTAAATATGGCGGTGAGTGGAAAGGTAAGCGTTTCTATGAGCCTGTTGTCTTCTGGATTGGCGGCGAGACAAACGAGACGGTAACCAAAACGACTCAACGCATCCTGTGCGGTCGTATCGAAGAGAATGACGAGCCAGGCTACGGTTCCATACCGAAAGAAGACATCATTAGCTGGAAGAAGTCTCCTTTCTTTCCGAACCTTGTTGATCATCTTCTGGTTAAGCATCACACGGCTGATGGCGTTGAAGATGGCATTTCAATCTGCTACTTCAAACCATACTCGCAAGGCCGTGCTCGCTGGCAGGGTGACACAATCCACGGCGTGTGGTTTGACGAAGAGCCACCATACAGCATTTATGGCGAAGGTCTTACCCGTACCAACAAATACGGGCAATTCTCAATTCTGACGTTTACCCCGCTGATGGGGATGTCTGACGTTGTTACCAAGTTCCTGAAGAATCCCAGCAAGTCGCAGAAAGTGGTCAACATGACCATCTATGACGCAGAGCACTACACCGACGAGCAGAAAGAGCAAATCATCGCATCCTATCCCGAGCATGAGAGAGAGGCGCGTGCTCGCGGTATTCCTACGATGGGTAGCGGGCGAATCTTCCAGATACCGGAAGAGACGATTAAGTGTCAGCCGTTCGAGTGTCCTGATCACTTCTACGTAATTGGCGGGATGGATTTCGGATGGGATCACCCGCAGGCGCAGGTTCAGCTTTGGTGGGATAAGGACGCAGACACAATCTACGTTTCACGCGTGTGGAAGGCGAAAGAAAAAACAGCCGTTCAGGCATGGGGAGCTGTTAAATCATGGGCGCATAAAGTGCCAACAGCATGGCCTCATGACGGAAACCAGCACGAGAAGGGCGGCGGTGAGCAGCTCAAAGGGCAGTATGCAGATGCTGGTTTTATGATGTTGCAGGAGCATGCGACATGGCCTGATGGCGGTAATGCTGTTGAGCCTGGCATCACTGAATTGCGAGACATGATGCTCGATGGTCGCTTCAAAGTATTCAACACCTGTGAGCCATTCTTTGAGGAGTTCCGCCTCTATCACCGTGATGAAAACGGGAAAATCGTCAAGCTTAACGACGACGTGCTATCCGCCGTTCGCTATGCATACATGATGCGGCGCTTCGCAAAAATGATGCGCGACATCAAAAAACCAAAAGAGAAAAAGATACCAGCCCCAATCAGGCCCATCGCACGGAGAACTTAAATGGCCGACGAAAACAGACTCAATTCCATTCTGTGTAAGTTTGACGCGGACTGGATGGCGAGCGATGAAGCCAGAACCGAGGCGACAAATGACCTGTATTTTAGCCGAGTGTCGCAATGGGATGACTGGCTATCAAACTACACCACCCTGCAATATCGCGGACAATTCGATGTTGTCCGCCCGGTGGTCAGGAAGCTGGTCGCAGAGATGCGCCGGAACCCTATCGACGTTCTCTTCCGACCAAAAGACGGTGCTAATCCTGATGCAGCCGATGTATTGATGGGTATGTATCGTACTGATATGCGCCATAACACGGCAAAGATTGCCGTTAACGTTGGCGTTCGTGAGCAGATAGAGTCCGGCGTTGGTGCATGGCGTCTGGTCACACAGTACGAAGACAACGACCCAACAAGCAACAATCAGGTAATCAGGCGCCTACCAATCCATGAAGCCTGCTCACACGTCATATGGGACGCCAATAGCAAGCAGATGGATAAGAGCGACGCTAAGCACTGCACGGTGATTAACGCCTTGTCGCGCAATGGCTGGAAAGAGTTCGCAGAGGATTACGGTATTGATCCGGACACCTTGCCATCTTTCCAGAATCCGAACGATACATGGCTGTTTCCGTGGGTATCGAATGATGTCGTCTACGTCGCTGAGTATTACGAGGTCGAAGAGAAGAAAGAAAAAGTCTTCATCTACCGCGACCCGCTGACAGGTGAGCCGGTCAGCTATTACCAGCAGGATATCAAAGACGTCATCGACGACCTGGCTAATCGTGGATTCATTAAGGTAGCAGAGCGCAAGGTGAAGCGTCGGCGTGTGTATAAGTCGATCATCACCTGCACGCAGATACTGAAAGACCGCGAGAAGATAGCCGGAGAGCATATTCCAATCGTTCCAGTGTATGGCGAATGGTCATTCGCTGGTGACAAGGAGTGCTACGAAGGAGTGGTAAGGCTGACGAAAGACGGTCAACGCCTTCGTAACATGATCATGTCGTTCAACGCCGATATTGTTGCTCGTTCACCGAAGAAGAAACCGACATTCTTCCCTGAGCAAATCGAAGGCTACGAATACATGTACGGTGGAAATGATGACTATCCGTACTATCTGCAGAACAGGACCGATGAAAACGGTAGCGACCTGCCGATTGGTCCAATCTCCTACATGGAAAACCCTGAAGTGCCGCAAGCCAACGCTTACATGCTTGAGGCTGCCACCAACGCAGTGAAAGAAGTGGCTAGTCTTGGCGTGGATGCGCAGGCGGCAAATGGTCAGGTCGCTTTTGATACCGTCAATCAACTGAACATGCGGGCAGACCTTGAGACGTACGTGTTTCAGGATAACCTGGCTACCGCAATGCGACGTGATGGCGAGATTTATGCCTCAATGGTCAACGATATTTATGACGTTCCTCGTCATGTAACGCTGACACTTGAAGATGGAAGCGAGAAAGACGTTCAACTCTATGCGCAAGTTGTCGATTACCAGTCCGGCAACGTGGTCACACTCAACGACATTCGTGGTCGCTATGAGTGCTATACGGACGTTGGGCCATCCTTCCAGAGCATGAAGGAACAGAACCGCGCAGAGATTCAGGAGTTACTCACCAAGGTTCCGCAAGGTACTCCAGAGTTCCAGATGCTGATGCTGCAATACTTCACGCTGCTTGACGGTAAAGGCGTCGAGATGATGCGAGAGTACGCGAACAAGCAACTGGTGATGATGGGGCTGAAGAAACCAGAAACACCTGAAGAAATGGAGATGGTACAGCAGGCTCAACAGCAGCCGCAGCAGCCATCAGCAGAGCAAATTCAGGCGCAGGGTATCCTTCTGCAAGGTCAGGCTGAATTGCTCAAGGCAGAGAACCAACAGGCGCAGATTCAGGTTGAAGCCGCCAAGGTTGAAGCCCAAAACCAACTCAACGCCGCGAAGATTGCAGAAATCTTCAACAATATGGACCTCGACAAGCAGGCAGAACTGCGTGAGTACCTCAAGCTCGTAGGTCAATTCCAGCAACAGCGCAGCAAAGATGCTCGCGCTAACGCTGAGCTGCTTCTTAAAGATGCAGACCAGACTCATTCACAACGCATGGATTTCGCGAATCTTATGCGTCAAGTTCAAATCCCCTCCGGCGGAGTAGCCGAGACACCTCAATAAGAGAGAGTTAATCATGGACCAAACCACCGACATTCAGGCTTCTGAAGAATTAACCCTGCCCGGCAATCATGCAGCGGCATCTGCTGATGGCTTAGTTGTCGATAATGCCAACGACAACGCAGGTCAGGAAGAAGGCTTCGAGATTGTCCTGAAAGACGATGAGAAACCAAAACAAGACCCGGCAACTAATGCTGAATTTGCCCGTCGCCGCATCGAACGCAAACGCCAGCGTGAGCTTGAGCAGCAGATGGAAGCGGTTAAGCGTGGAGAGTTGCCGGAGCACCTGCGGGTGAACCCTGAGTTACCAAAACAACCAGACCCTAACGATTATCTTTCCGAAGATGCACTGGCTAAGTACGACTATGACCAGAGCCGCGCACTGGCTGCCTTCCAGCAGGCAAACAGTGAATGGCAGATCAAGGCTATGGACGCACGAAGCCAGGCTGTCGCCGAGCAGGGTCGCAAAACTCAGGAGTTCACCCAGCAATCAGCGCAATACGTCGAGGCAGCCCGTAAGCACTACGACGCAGCGGAAAAGCTCAATATCCCTGACTATCAGGAGAAAGAGGATGCATTCATGCAACTGGTGCCGCCAGCAGTCGGTGCCGACATCATGCGCCTCTTCCCGGAGAAATCCGCCGCTCTCATGTATCACCTTGGTGCTAATCCTGAGAAAACACGCCAGTTGCTGGCGATGGACGGGCAATCCGCGTTGATTGAACTCACTCGACTGTCAGAACGTTTAACTCTCAAGCCTCGAGCCAAGCCTGTTTCAGAAGCCCCGTTACCTGATGAACCCATTCAGGGACACGCTGTTGCTGCAAATATCTCTGCGATTGAAAAGCAGATGGAAGCGGCAGCAAACAAAGGGGATGTAGAGACATACCGCAAGCTCAAGGCGCAACTGAATAAAGGAATTCGATAATTATTTCGATATCGTGATGTTGTTTTCCTCGTCAAACTTTCTGATTACTTCTTTCGCCTCTTCGAATGAAGAACATACTTTTTGCACTCTTGCATTAAGCAGTCGCTTATGAGCGATCCATCTTTTCCGCGTGTTGCAAAAGTAAACTCCAGATATTCCGCTGGAGTTATTTTTAGATAGTTTGATTCTATTCCTTTGGTTTGCTGATTTTTTCACAAGACGAAGATTTTCAATTCTGTTGTCGTGGCGAATCCCATTTATATGGTCAATTTCCATGCCTTCTGGAATATCTCCGTTAAACATTACCCATACGATGCGGTGTGCTAGCCACTTAATGCCGTTAATTCTTATGCGGATATATCCATTGCTTTCTAAAAGACCAGCAACTTTCCCAGCGTGTTTTGCATTCCAAACGTTGTGATAGTTGCGATTCTTTTTGTTGTTGAAAAATTCAGAGCTTCTGGCTTTCCAAACCAAAGAGCCATCGCGGTATTCGAAGTATTCATTCAGTTCCATGCTCATAACCCTAATGCGCTATATGTTGATATAACAATAGTATAGCACATAAAGAAAGTAAGGTATTCAATATATGACTCTCAAAGAAGGGCAGTTAGTTACTTACGCTATCGATGAAATCATCGAAACCGTCCAGAACCTGACGCCAATGGCGTCAAAAGTGACAAAATACACCCCTCCGGCAGAATCCATGCAGCGTTCAAGCAACACCGTGTGGATGCCTGTTGAGCAGGAAGCGCCAACCCAGACTGGCTGGGATTTAACTGGCAACGCAACCGGGATTCTGGAACTCTCCGTGAAATGCAACATGGGCGATCCGGATAACGATTTCTTCGAGCTTCGTGCAGATGACCTGCGTGATGAGCGTTCTTACCGTCGCCGCATCCAGGCATCCGCCAAAAAACTGGCGAATAACATTGAGTCAGCGATTGCCAAACAGGCAACTGAAATGGGCTCGCTTGTTGTTCACGATACCCGCGCAATTGGTCCATCTACTGGCCTGTCTGGCTGGGATTTTGTGTCTGATGCAGAGCGCCTGATGTTCTCCCGTGAGCTAAACCGCGATATGGGCATCAGTTACTTCCTGAACCCTGACGATTACCGTAAAGCAGGCCGCAACCTGGTAGATGGTGACATCTTCGGGCGCGTTCCTGAAGAAGCGTATCGCAACGGTACTATTCAGCGTCAGATTGCTGGCTTTGATGAAATTCTTCGCTCACCGAAACTTCCGGCAGTTACCAAGTCAACCGCTACTGGTGTAACTGTGTCTGGTGCGCAGAAGTTTAAGCCGCAGGCATACACCCTTGATACCGATGGTAACAAAGAGAACGTCGACAACCGTGTTGCAACGGTGACCGTATCCTCCACCACCGGATTTAAGCGCGGCGACAAAATCAGCTTCACTGGTGTGAAATTCCTGTCTCAGATGGCGAAGAACGTGCTGACTGATGATGCAACTTTCTCAATCACCCGTGTGATCGATAGTACTCACATCGAAATCACGCCGAAACCGATTGCACTGGATGACGCGTCACTGACAAAAGAAGAGAAGGCTTACGCTAACGTAAACACTTCTCTTGCTGATACCACTCCGGTAAACGTTCTGAACGTGGCAACAACCACCGCTAACGTGTTCTGGGCTGATGACTCAATCCGTCTGCTGTCTCAGCCGATCCCGGTAACCCATGAACTGTTTGCTGGCATGAAAACGTCTTCCTTCAGCATTCCTGGTATTGGTGTTAACGGCATCTTCGCAACGCAGGGTGATATCAACACTCTGTCTGGTAAGTGCCGTATTGCTGTGTGGTATTCAGCATGTGCTGTACGACCAGAGGCAATTGGTGTTGGTCTGCCTAACCAGACTGCGTGATAACCAGAGGGAGCTTCGGCTCCCTTTTTTATCTGGAGACAAGCATGACACACATGATCTTTCGTCATGGCGACATGAAGAAGTGGAAAGGAGTTGGCTACGACTTTGAAATCGTGAAAGCCGAAGAGCTTCAGGAATATCTGGATGCTGGTTGGTTTTCACATCCTGATGACCTTTTGAAGGATGTTGCAGAGCCGGAGCCAGATCCGGAGCAAGAGCCAGAAGAAAAACAGCGTAAAAAGCCTGGTCGAAAACCTAAGGCGGCAGCAGATGAACCTGACAACGAAGGGTGATTTAGTTCTTGCGGCATTACGTAAGCTCGGTGTGGCATCAAATGCCACGTTAACCGATGTCGAACCGCAGTCTATGGAAGACGGCGTCAACGACCTTGAAATGATGATGGCGGAATGGCTTGGCGGTGATGTGTCACCTGGTATCAACGTTGGCTACATTTTCGCTGATGCAGATGTCGCTCCAGATCCGGGCGATGAGCACGGTTTATCAAATAACGCTATCAATACTGTCATTTTCAACCTTGCCTGCCGCATTGCACCGGATTATGCGCTGGAAGCGCCTGCAAAACTTATAACCACTGCCAGATACGGGAAAGAGCGACTCGTCAAACTGTCTGCAATGGACAGAGCAAAAGCCGCTAAATGTAAGTCCGGTTATCCAAACCGTATGCCTGTTGGTAGCGGTAACCAGTTGGCGAAGTGGAACGGTTGGAATTACTTCCACCGAAAGGAACCTTGCGATAACGGGAGCGAATAATGCCGATTCAGCAACTTCCGCTCATGAAAGGTGTCGGCAAAGACTTCCGAAATGCCGACTATATCGACTATCTACCAGTGAATATGTTGGCTACACCCAAAGAAATCCTTAACAGCAGCGGATATCTTCGCTCATTCCCGGGCATTGCCAAACGTTCTGATGTGAACGGTATATCTCGAGGCGTCGAGTACAACATGGCGCAGAGTGCTGTTTATCGCGTGTGTGGCGGCAAGCTCTACAAAGGCGAAAGCGAAGTCGGTGACGTCGCCGGAAGTGGTCGCGTATCAATGGCACATGGTCGGACATCACAAGCGGTAGGCGTTAATGGTCAACTGGTCGAGTATCGCTATGATGGTACGGTTAAAACCGTCTCAAACTGGCCTGCAGATAGCGGATTCACTCAGTATGAGTTAGGTTCGGTTCGTGACATTACGCGCTTGCGTGGGCGTTATGCGTGGTCAAAAGACGGCACTGATTCATGGTTTATCACTGACCTTGAAGACGAATCGCATCCTGACCGTTACAGCGCACAATATCGTGCCGAGTCGCAGCCGGACGGCATCATCGGTATCGGCACATGGCGAGACTTCATCGTCTGCTTTGGTTCATCGACGATTGAATATTTCTCCCTGACTGGCGCAACCACCGTTGGTGCTGCTTTGTATGTCGCACAGCCATCACTGATGGTGCAAAAAGGCATCGCCGGAACTTACTGCAAAACGCCGTTTGCTGATTCCTATGCGTTTATCAGCAATCCGGCAACGGGTGCGCCGTCTGTATACATTATCGGCTCCGGTCAGGTATCACCAATCGCCAGCGCGAGCATTGAGAAAATACTACGCTCCTACACTGCTGATGAACTGGCTGATGGCGTGATGGAATCGTTGCGATTTGATGCGCATGAGTTGCTGATTATCCACCTTCCGCGCCATGTTCTAGTATACGACGCATCTTCAAGTGCCAATGGTCCGCAATGGTGTGTGCTGAAAACAGGCCTGTATGACGATGTGTACCGCGCTATCGACTTCATTTACGAAGGCAATCAGATAACGTGCGGCGATAAGCTGGAATCGGTGACCGGGAAATTGCAATTCGACATCAGCAGCCAGTACGACAAGCAACAGGAACACCTGCTGTTTACTCCGTTGTTCAAAGCGGATAACGCCAGAGTTTTCGACCTTGAGGTTGAATCGTCAACTGGCGTTGCGCAGTACGCCGACCGCCTGTTCCTCTCTGCAACCACTGACGGCATAAATTACGGTCGTGAGCAGATGATTGAGCAGAATGAACCGTTCGTTTATGACAAACGTGTTTTGTGGAAGCGAGTCGGGCGCATCAGGAAAAATGTCGGCTTCAAATTGCGCGTTATCACGAAGTCACCTGTCACTCTGTCAGGCTGCCAGATAAGGATTGAGTAATGGCTGATTCGAATCTCAACACCCCTGTTATTGTGCAGGCGACGCGGCTCGATACATCAATCCTTCCACGCAATATATTCAGCCAGTCTTACCTGCTTTACGTTATCGCACAGGGTACTGATGTTGGTAACGTGGCGAACAAGGCCAACGAGGCCGGACAGGGCGCTTATGACGCACAAGTCAGGAACGATGAGCAGGATGTGATTCTGGTCGATCACGAAGAAAGAATTCGTCAGCTCCGCATCGACGTAGACGACCATGAAATCCGTATTACTGCAAATACCAATGCAATCGCGTCGCTGGATGTCAGACTAACCACGGCTGAAGGTGAAATAGTCACCTTGCAGGCTGATGTCAGTGCTCTCGATGGTAGAGTGACGGAGGCTGAAGGAAATATTTCTGCATTGCAGGACGATTACGTATCGAAAACAGCCACAGCAACACAATCGCTGGCATCCCCCCTCAACGTAACAACATCCTATTCAGTCGGCGGCACCAAGGTTATCGGTGCTCGCCAGACTGGATGGACCGCGGCAACAGGTACGGCGAATAAAGGCGTATTCAATGCTGACCTGACATTCACCGTTAGCGATACTTACACGCAATCTGAAATCCAGGCTATAGCCAATGCTCTAATTGCTGAGCGTCGGCGCACTAAGGCTTTGGAAGACGCCTTGCGTGCACATGGGTTGATTGACTGATGATTACATTCAAACCAACGCGAAACATCGACCTGATCGAAGCAGTCGGAAATCACCCTGACATTATCGCCGGGAGCAACAACGGTGATGGATACGACTATAAACATGATTGCCGTTACTTTGAGGTGAACGTGCACGGGCAGTTCGGCGGCATTGTTTACTATCAGGAGATTCAGCCGCTGACATTCGATTGCCACGCCATGTACCTGCCAGAGGTTCGTGGATTCAGCAAGGAAATCGGGCTGGCGTTCTGGCGATACATTCTGACTAACACCACCGTTCAGTGCGTCACATCGTTCGCCGCACGCAAATTCCGCCACGGGCAGATTTACTGCGCAATGATTGGCCTTAAGCGTGTAGGAACCATCAAGAAATACTTCAAAGGCGTGGATGACGTGACTTTTTACAGCGCCACACGCGAAGAACTAATCGACTTCCTGAATCACGGGAGATAGCCATGTTATATGCATTTAAGCTGGGCAGAAAACTGCGCGGCGAGGAACCTTGGTGCCCTGAAAAAGGCGGGAAAGGTGGTAGCTCTGATAAAAGCGCAAAGTATGCAGCAGAAGCTCAGAAGTATGCCGCAGACCTGCAAAATCAGCAGTTCAACACCATCATGAACAACCTGAAGCCGTTTACTCCTCTGGCTGAGAAGTATGTCGGCAGCCTCGAGAACTTATCGTCTCTGGAGGGGCAAGGTCAGGCACTTAACCAGTATTACAACTCTCAGCAGTACAAAGACCTTGCAGGTCAGGCTCGCTATCAGAGTCTGGCGGCAGCGGAAGCAACAGGTGGATTGGGTTCCACTGCAACCAGTAATCAGTTAGCAACAATCGCACCAACGCTTGGTCAGCAATGGCTATCTGGACAAATGAACAATTACAACAACCTGGCAAATATCGGTCTTGGCGCTCTTCAGGGGCAGGCAAACGCCGGGCAAACATATGCCAACAACATGAGTCAGATTTCACAGCAAAGCGCGGCGCTGGCTGCGGCAAACGCCAACCGACCGTCAGCATTGCAGCAGGGGGTTAGTGGTGCTGCATCCGGTGCGCTTTTGGGTGGTGGCATAGCCAGTGCTCTCGAGCTATCAACTCCGTGGGGTGCTGGTATCGGTGCTGGTCTTGGTCTGCTTGGCTCGTTGTTTTAAGGGGTAATCAATGGCTACGTGGCAACAGGGTATTAATTCTGGTGGTTTTCTGGCTGGCATCGGTACGCAAAATGAGAATGCGCCAAAGGCAAGCGACATTAACGCAACGCTTGGTCTGATCCGCGAAAACAATGAACTGGCTCGCTCAGGTGCAAATAACGTTGGTCTGACCGCGTTACGTGGTCTGGCTGGAGTTGCTGATATTTATAAGCAGGAACAGCAACAGAAAGCGATTAATGCGTTCAATAAGGTTCATGCTGATGCATGGGCTTCTGGTGATCCATCGGGACTATTTAAGTTTGCCAAGGAAAATCCAGCGTTTGTTGCGCAGGCACAACAGGCGTTTTCCGGTCTTAATGAGCAGCAACGCAACGATATGGGCGATTTAGCCATGAGGGCTAACGTCGCTCTTTCTCAGGGACCGGAAGCCTACAGTAAATTCATTACTGACAACAAGGACAGGTTAAATCGTGTGGGTGCGAATGCTGACTGGATGATTCAGACAGGTATCCAGAATCCAGAGCAGCTATCACACATGCTGACTACTATGTCTCTCGGTGCGCTTGGACCAGAAAAGGCGTTTGCTGTTCAGGACAAGATGGCTGGTCGTGAAATTGACCGAGGCAGACTGGCAGAGACAATCCGCAGCAATCAGGCTGGCGAGGCGCTAACAGCGCGTGGTCAGAATATCACGATGCGCGGTCAGGATTTATCGATGCAGAGAGCATCAATGAAAGGGTCGGTTGGGAATAATGAGCGTACAGTTCAGTTAGCAGATGGCAGAACTGTAACGGTAGGCGGGAAGCTTCACGGCGCTGGGGCTAATGCGTTCTACGAAGGTATCGACAACGAGGGGAATATGGTTCGCGTCCCTGCTGGCTCTATTGCCGCTCCGGCTACATCGGCAGCAAGCGCGCAGAATTACGCAATGAAGAAAGATCTTGATGCAATTTCTGGTGCATCAATTGACGATCTTGGCTTCATGACTGGCATTACAGGCTCTTCAGGTTCTCCTGCTCTTGGTGCAGATATTCGTAGCCGTGCATCTGGTGGTGATCAGAGGAAACTATACAACGCTGCACAGCGAATCCAAGGAAAGATGCAGAATCAGGGCATTGCAGCAGCCAGAGACATGGGGGCATCCGGTATCAACACCGTTGCAGAAGCAAAGATGTATTTTCAAGGTATGCCACAGGTTGATTTCTCAAGCCCTGAAGCACTGCAACAATCAATGCGCGACATTCAGCAATATACCGACAATTACAACCAACAATATAACGTTAATGTTGGTAAATCTCAGCGGCAGCAATCTCAACCTACACAGGTATCACAGCCAGCAGCCAGCAGTAACTTTTCTTCACTATGGGGTGATTAATGGCTAAAGCATGGAAAGATGTTATCGCCTCTCCACAGTATCAGGCGTTAACTGAAGAACAGAAAGCACAGGCTCAAGCGCAATATTTTGATGAGGTTGTTGCCCCTAAGGCTGGTGACAAATGGGCTGAAGCAAGAGATCAGTTTTATGCAGCATACCCTCCGCCTCAGCAGCAGAAAGAAGAACCATCATTGATGCAACAAGCTGGTGATTGGCTCACAGGTGGTCAAAGTGCAGGGCAAATTGCAGAGCAGGCTGGTCGTGGTCTGGTAAACATACCATTCGACGTATTACAGGGCGGCGCAAGCCTGATTAATGCAATCAGCCAGGGGCTTGGTGGCCCCAAGGTTTTGGATGATGTTTATCGTCCAGTCGATCGACCGACAGACCCTTACGCGCAAGCTGGTGAAACAATTGGCGGGTATTTAGTTCCAGGAGTTGGAACGGCAGGAAGCATGGCTATTGGATCACTGGCAGAGGCCGCAAATCAGAAAGGCGATTTCGCACAAAATGCAACTAAAAATGCCGGAGTTAACCTTGCCGCTCAGGGGGTTCTTTCCGCAGCAGCAAAGGGAATAGGGCGTGGAATTACTGCTGTTCGTGGCGAAATATCACCAGCAGATCAGCAATTGCTCAAGCGTGCCGCTGCGGCAGATGTACCAGTTATGACATCGGATGTAGTTCCTCCAAAAACAAAACTTGGCAATCAACTGCAGGGTTACTCAGAAGGAGTCATAGCTGGGACTGGACCAATGAGAGCCGCACAGCAGGATGCTAGAACCAAGCTTGTTAATCGCTTCACCGAAAAATACGGCGACTACGATCCATCTGTAGTCGTTGATAGTCTAAAGTCAGGCGTTGCAAGGGAAAAATCGTTAGCCAAGTCAAAACTAAACAACCTGTCAGGAAGAATGGTTGGAAAGCCAGTTGATACAAGTGGCGCCATAAGAGCTATCGACGGAGCAGTAAACGAACTTGGGAAACTTAAAGGTGTTTCTGACACCCAGACCATTTCTGCGCTTAATGATTATAAGAATGCCATTCAGGAGATAACAAATGGAGATGATGCCTTTGAGTTACTTGATAAGCTGAGAACTCAGTTCCGCATTGACGTAAAAGGCGATCGTACAGTTCTGCCATCAATGTCGCAAACAATGGTCGACAGGGTCTACAACTCGCTAACCAATAGCCTTAGTAAATCTATAGCGAAAGGACTTAGCCCAAAAGATGCTTCAGCATGGAGAGCGGGAAAAGCTGATTATGCAAAAATGGCAACACATGCAACTCAAACGCGCCTTAAAAACGTTCTAAACAAAGGAGATTTAACTCCCGAGGCTGTAAATACCATTGTGTATGGACAATATGGGTCAGATATAGCTCGATTGTACGGGAAACTCGATCAAAAAGGTAAAGACATGCTAAGGGCGGCATATATCAGCAAAATAGCTGACAAGGTAGGTGACAGCCCTCAGAAAATGATGACCGAGCTTGGCAAGCTGCAAAAACAAGCAAATGGTCAGGTGTTTAAAACTGTATTTGGTGGGAAGAACGGAAAAGAGATAGAGGGGATGTTATCTATTCTCGATGCTACCAAAAGAGCATCTGAGGCTAATGTTGTGACGAAGACTGGCATGACACTCGCGCCTTTGGTAAGGGTTATTGGTAACCTAAAAACCGGAGGCGCGCTATTGGCTGGGGAAACAGGGATTGGCCTTATGTCGAGGGTTTATGAAAGCCCTATGGCCAGGAATGCGCTCTTACGTCTGGCAAACACCAAAGCAGGAACACCAGCCTATGAAAGAGCGCTAAATAACGCTGCGAATGCCATCAGACCGCTGTTTGCCACTGAGGCAACACAGCAGTGACTAAATGCCATGGATGGTTATTTCCCTAGCACATGAAACAATGTTTGCTTTAATTCCACCCATACAATTATGACCACTATAGACAGACAAAAGAAACTGAATGCATTGGCATCACGATCGAAACCTTCTCCGGCACTAAATCCGTAAAAGGTCATAAAAAATATAAAAATTGCGCACTTTGCAACGTTTACAAATTTTTTCTTCACACCAACCTCCTTAGTTTTGAGCATGACGAAATTAACCAGCCATCAGGCTGGTATTAGTCACATTCTATTTCTTTTGTCGAGGTCCATACATAAGGGTCTGAGCAAACAACCTCACCATTTATCATGACGTCATAGCCCATTAGATATGAGTTACCACCAACAATCTGAGCGGCTATGACGCTAATGCTGGCGGCGCAGGCTGCACCAAAAACGAAACCAATTAATATATTTTTCATTTTAATTCCAAATAGTTATAGGATGAAAGTTATGACCATAGAAGAACGTCTGAACAACATTGAGTTAAACCAAACCCTGCTTGACCAGCGCCTTTCAGATCTTGAGCTTAAAGATCTTGATGCGCAAATATCAGAAGCAGAAGCCAAGCTCTCCAGCTTAAACCACCGTAAGAAGCAAATCCGCAATAGAATTACTCAGGGACGCGGAAGTTGTTGAAATCATAGTCTATTTTTTCTCAGAGCTCATATTGTAATAGGTGGTATAAATAGAGATTGATTTCTGACATGCTTCAAGAAATTGCTGCGGAGTCATCCCAAGCCTTGCTTGCTCTGTAGTAAGGAATCTCTGTAAGAATTCATTCCCACCCGGCATGTTTGTAGATTCTTGGAATATTGCCATTTGTTTGATTGCACCACACATACCAGCCATTTTCGAAGCTATCATGAGGCCTTGTATTTCATCAAAACTGCTATCGTCTGATTTTGTTTCTGCGTTAGCTATGCTCGAGAGACACAGGAGCAATAGGATAGCGATACGTTTCATTTTTCACCATTGCCATGCATACATTTTAACTTCTCAACATCATGCTCAAGCTCTATCAGTCGCGATGCTATAGTTGCAAGATCTAGTGCTTGAATGTGTTTGTTTTTTTCGGTCCATGCTTCAAGTGCTGCGACCATCTCAGCATTTAATGAACGAGAATTAGCCTCAGCCAGTTCAATAAGACGTTCCTTTATCTCTACAGGAAGCCTCAGATTCACTTGAGGGTTTTTGTACTTACGATCAGACATCGGCGCATCCTGAATAATTTTTTACCACAGGATATGTAGGTATCTATTGACTATCAATGCGTACCTAAATACTATGTATGCGTACCACATACAAAGGAGCAAAAATGAAAGTTAAGACATTAAGGATGCCAGAATGGCTGGAAAAGGCTTTGGAGCAGTCCGCGAAAAAGGATGATCGGTCGTTCAGTAATGAGGTATTGAGGAGACTAAAGGAGTCAGTAGCTAAGGATGGAATTGTTTGTCCAGAATGAGTAAAGCCCAAGCTATTGCGAGTAGCTCGGGCTTAAATCGCCAGTAAATTTTGAGGAAAAACTGACATGAAAAGTATAGCAACAGCAGTATCTACTATCAACGTGCCATTCCACGGCGAAGAGCTTTATGTCGTCAATCACAACGGTGAGCCGTACACCCCAATGAAACCTATCGTTGAAGGTATGGGTATGGATTGGGCTTCACAGTTTACGAAAATAAAGCAACGGTTTAAAACCTCCATTGTGAAAATCACAATGCAGCTTCCTGGTGATGAACAGTGCCGTGAGATTATTTGTTTGGCACTTCGCAAACTTGCTGGCTGGCTGCAAACCATCAGCCCTAACAAAGTCCGCCCTGAAATCCGCGACAAGGTAATCCAGTATCAGGAAGAGTGTGACGATGTGCTCTACGAGTACTGGACTAAAGGCCATGTAGTTAACCCACGCAAAGCTAAAAAGGCGTTGCTGGGTAAAATCACCACTGAACAGCAGGAAGCCATTAAACAACTCGTCATGAGTCGCGGTCAGTCTCTGCCAAAAGAAAAACAGGCGAAGGCGATGATCACCATGTGGTCGTCACTGAAATCCCATTTTGGATGTTCGTACAAAGAAATCAGTGAGGAGCAGTTTACCGAAGCACTGTCACTTGCAGCTCGAGTTCCACTTGAAGGTGAGTTCATTGGCAAACAAGAGAAGAAGACCAACGATCTTTCTGCAAAAGAAGCAAACAGTCTTGTATGGTTATGGGATTATGCCAACCGCTCACAGGCATTATTCCGCGAACTGTATCCGGCGCTAAAACAAATTCAATCGAACTATTCCGGCAGATGCTACGACTACGGTCATGAGTTCTCGTATGTTGTCGGAATGGCGAGAGACGTTTTAATCAATCACACACGAGATGTTGATATTAATGAGCCAGACGGACCAACGAATCTTTCCGCATGGATGAGACTTAAGAATAAAGAATTACCTCCTTCAGTACATAACTACTGACAGATAACCAACGCAACGACCCAGCTTCGGCTGGGTTTTTTTATGCCCAAAATTCACCGTAGCAACGCTGCGGCGATTCCTTGCATCTGGAGCAAATTAAATGACAGACATTACAGCCAATGTGATTGTATCGATGCCTTCGCAACTCTTCACTATGGCGCGTTCTTTTAAAGCCGTAGCCAATGGCAAAATTTATATCGGTAAAATTGACACTGACCCGGTAAATCCTGAAAACCAGATTCAGGTTTATGTAGAGAGTGAAGATGGTTCTCACGTTCCTGTTTCGCAACCAATCATCATTAACGCTGCTGGTTACCCTGTATATAACGGACAGATTGCCAAATTCGTTACCGTGCAAGGCCATTCTCTGGCTGTTTATGATGCGTATGGTGCTCAGCAGTTCTATTTTCCTAATGTGCTTAAGTATGACCCTGACCAGCTAAGACAGAAGTTAGATGGTGTTGGTGGGGTTAATTTAGTAAATGGGGCATTACATGGTGCCATGGATTCAGATCCAAATGTTGGTTTTAAAATCACCACATCCTCAGGTGAGATTTACGAATATGCTCCGGGAATTACAGGTCTTGCCGATGGGTTTTCGGTATCAGCATCACAGTTATATTTAACAAGGAATGGCCTATCTTATAAATACTCTTCACCTCATAACACACTGGTTTGGCCATCTCAGTATATCGATACGAGTGCTGATGCGAAATATTCAATTGAATCTATTATGGCGCACGGATTGAATGTGGACCTTAACGGAACTACAGTAAAAGCCAGCACCATTAATATTACGAAAGATTTGATTAATGGTGAAATTGTTGCTATCGGAGATGAAGGATCATTTATAACAGTAAACTCATGCATGCTTAACAATATTAAAGTTAACTGCAATATGATGGCAATTAGAAGGCCTGTTCATATCAAAACAGGGGCTGTTAATCCAGTAGTTAAGAATGTTGATGTTTTTGATAGTAATGGTTCTCAACTAACTTATGGTATTTTCATAGATGCAAATTCTGTATTGAATTTTGTCGTTGATAACATATCAATACATAATATTACCACCATTGGAAATGGTATTCAGATTGATGTAATTGGGCCATGTCGAGGGGTTATTGTAGGAACGGCACTTGATCCAGTACCATCAAATGATGATGAGGTATCAAGTGGAGTTATAAGTAACGTAAGGGTTTACAAGCTAAACCCTTGGGAAGATGCTGATGGTGTTGTTATTCAGATTTACAACTCATCATCAAATATGCTCAGCGGGAAGAAAATAAAGGTTGATGGCGTTTATACTTACAATGCACTTAAGCGAGCAGTTAAAGTTCAGGCCAATGATGTTACAGTAACAAATGTATTTGCGGTTTGTGATGACGCCTCAGCAACTAACCCTATGTATAGTTGTGTTAGTGTTTATGGTAGTTCCTGTGTTGTTCGTGGTGTTAGTGGGCGAGGAAGGATTGGCAATGGTGTTGATTCATCTGATGGGTTCAATACTATCAGTGATGTTTATCTTAAGACGACAGCAACCTATGAGCTAAGCGCAGGTCTACAGATAACTTCCGGGCAGGTAAACGCGAATAACATTCACTCTGAAGGATCAAGATACATAGTCGCAATTCGGGCAGTTAATAACACAACACCGTATGTAAATATTAATGGCATATATGGGCAAGGTTATGACGGGGCGATTTTGTTAGAAATCAGATACGGATTTAATATTGGTAATGTTTACTTAAGTGATATTTCAGTATCAAGTTCAAATCCCACAAGGTCTTCATTCTTCTTTGATATATTATCAGGTGGAATGATATCTCTTATCAGCGTGTCAGACGTCAAGAGAATCAGTCAGGCATATAACGGACCAGATATAAACATTTCTGGTGGGGTTAAAAAAGCTATTGTTAAAAATTCAGTTTTTGAGAGTGGTTCGTCAAGCATTGGTGTATCAATGGCAACTGGTACTTTAGTTGCATCAAATATATCAGCACAAAGTAAATCTTATGCTGTCAGCGCTACACAAACCACAAATTCACTTATAAATAACATTGATGGAATCGTTAGGGTTGATAGCACAACCAACAGTAATGTCGGCCTTTACAGAGGGATTACCCCTGTTGGGACTAACACAGGACTGAAAACTGTTTTCTATATATAATTATATATAACCTTTTGATGTTTTATATGATGTTATCTTGGCAGGGACGCCAGCAATAGTGCAATTTCCATCTTTAAAATCTTTGTTAACGACTGCATTCGCGCCTATTGCACAATTGTCACCTATAACTATCTTCCCGTAAATTTTTGCTCCAGGACCAATGTAGCAATTATCACCAATTACAGGGGATTCAAGTCCTGCTCCAACAGATTTTCTGACACAGGCAGGCCGTGTGCGCGGTAGCTGACCGGGCTGAACTTCCGGGAGGCCTTTGCCCTCAGTCCCTGACGGCGCAGGCTTGCCGCCACGGTTTTTACGTTAAAGGGGTAACCCTGAGCACGCAGTTCATCCGTCAGGCGTGGGGCACCGTAACGCTGTTTTGACCGGGTAAAAGCCGCGAGGACAACGCTGTCGCAGTGTTGGCGGAACTGCTGACGCGTGCTTATCCTTGTCCGCCGCTGACACCACGTATACCAGCCGCTGCGGGCCACCCGGAGCACGCGGCACATTGCTTTGATGCTGAACTCAGCCTGATGTTTTTCAAT